GGGCTTTGCTGCCCCAACTGCCCCGATATGCCGCAAGGCCATGACGCAAAAGGGAAAAGGCGTAGATTGACGCTGCCCTGCCGTTGCCCTGTGCTGGGGCAAGGCTTGCCCCGAGGGGCTTCACCACGGGCCGGGGAGGGTGAAAAGCTGTGTGTTGCGTTGCGCGACCCTAACCGCCCGGTGCTGTTGCAGTCCGTTAAGTTGCACCTGTTGTCCTACCTGTGCCGCGACTTGAACCAGTCGCCACAGGATAGGACGCCGAAGCGATGCAAACCGAAAAGCGCCACCCGATTGCCCATGCGCTGCACATCATCGGCACCGGGCGGACCACGCTCAACAATTACATCTACGGGCCGGGTGCCATCCTGTCCGCGATCTTTGGCGAGGCGGGCGAAAGCCTTGAAGATCACATCGGCCCCAACCGCGCGCCGGTCTGTGAAAATCAGCGGTGGCTGCGCCGCTATCTGACCGACGAGGCGGTGGTGGTGCTGTCCATCGGCTTCCGGCTGATCCGCTACGGGGTCAAGGCTGAAGAGGCGTTCCGACTGGGTTTCCGCTTTGTCTTCGGCACCGATGCGCCCGAGGGCCACCCGGTGCGCTGGTCGCCCCTCTACCCCGAGGGCGAAACCATTCTGATTATCAACTCCCCCAGCCCGATCACGGAAGACGCCGAGGGCCGCACGGCCTTTGCCTTTGTCGGGGATCGTTACCATGGTTCCATGGCCGAGGCCGCGCGGCTGGCCGGGCATGAGGAAGACGGCGACCCGCTGGTGGTGCTGAACCTCTCGCACCTTTGCCGCTCAATCGCGCTTTGGCTGGGCGAAGACCCGGCAACCTTCATGCGCCCGGCGGCGCAGGTGGCCGCGTGATGCTGGCCGCGTTCAATTCCTTTCGGGCGGGTTTGGAAGGTTTCCCGCCCGGATCAGTCGGCGCGGTTGGGGAAACCCGCGCTGGCACCTTGCGGGCAGGGAAGGCGGGCAAGGACCGCGCTTGTGTCAGGGCGCGGCCCGCCTTCCCACTCGCATCTTTCGGCCCGGCACAAATCGCCCTGGACTCGCACCTGTCAGACCCGTTTGGGTCCTTCCCCCATAAGCAACGTGGGGTAATTCGCGGCCACGTTACTTTGGGCAGTCTGAAGATTTTGCAGGGTGGGCTTTTGGGTTGGGGTTGTTGTTATGAAAGGGAAATTCGGATGCTGCGGCATGAAGTGAACCAAAAGACTCCGCCCGGATTTGTGGCGGTGGATCGGGCGGACGTGGTGGCGGCCTGTCTGGCCGTGCTGATCCGCGAATTGCATGGCCTCGGCCTGAAGCGCGAGCTTGCGCTGGCCGTGCTGCGCGATGCGGCCGACCGGATCGACGCCGCCCTGACCCGTGGGCCGCGCGCCCTTGTGCTTTACCGGCTGGACCGGAAGGCCCCGGTGGGCATCGTGTCGAATGATGACGCCCGCCTCGCCACCTTCACCGCCGAGGCCGAAGCCTCGGACGCGGGTCTGATTGGGCTGAATCCCTATCGGGTTGCCGTGCTGGCCGCCAAGGCCAAGGCCGAGGGCTGCGCCACCGTGAAGCAAGGAGGGCAGTATGACCGCGCGCTTCACTGACATGGGCGCGGGTGCCGGGGATGCGGCAACCCGCATCGGTGCGGCCGTGCTGGCCGAGGTGCAGGCCGAGGGTGGCGACGACCGCACTGTGGCCCTGTCGTTTTCCTCGGAAGCGCCGGTCCTGCGGGATTACAGCTTCGGCCCCGGCTGGGAAGTCCTCGGCCACCGGCCCCAAGAGGTGGACCTGTCCCGCATTGCAGCGGGCGCTGTTCCGCTTCTGAAAGATCACCGCCGCGACCTTGATTCCAAGGTGGGCACCGTCGCCCGCGCATGGATCGAAGGGGCGCGGGGGAAAGCCATTGTAACCTTCGCCGCCACACCCGAGGGCGAGGCCATGCTGGCCCGCGTTCGCGCGGCCGAGGTGCAAAGCGTGTCTGTCGGATACGCCGCCCATGCCTTTGAGGTGGTGGGCGATCTGGAAGGCGTCCCGGTGGTCCGCGTGACCGGCTGGGAATTGCTGGAAGTCTCTCTTGTCGCCACCCCTGCCGACCCTTCCGTGGGCATCGGCCGTTCGTTTACCCCCGCCCTGAAAGGATCTTCTATGACCACCCCGAACCCCGCCGCGCCGGTCAATCCGGCCCCTGTCGCCTCGGCCACGGCCGCGATGGAAGCCACCCGCGCCGAACGCCACCGTGTCCGCGAAATCGAAGCCACCGCCCGGCAAATGAACATGCCCGGCGACATGCTGGCCGCCGCCATCGAAGACGGCACCACGCTGGCCGATTTCCAGCGCCAGGCCCTTGACTTCATCGGGTCAGACACGACCACCGCCACGCGCCAGCGCATGTTTGCCCCGGCGATCCGTCGCGGTGGCGAACGCGAATACAGCCTGACCCGCGCCATTGCCGCCGAACTGTCGGGCAACTGGTCGGACGCTGGTTTCGAGCGTGAAGTGGCGCAGGAAACCACCCGTGCCGTGGGCAAGTCCGCCTCGGGCTTCTATGTGCCCCCGGCGGTGCTGGGCCGCGCCGTCATCACCACGGCCACCGCCCCGGCGCTGATCGGCACCGATCACATGGCCTCGGCTTTCATTGATGCCCTGCGCCCGGAAGTGGCCGTGATGGGCCTCGGGGCCACGGTTCTGCCGGGTCTGGTGGAAAACGTGGCAATTCCGCGTATGGTGTCTGGCACGGCCGCCGAATGGATCGGGGAAGACGCCGCCGCGTCCGAATCCTCGCCCGTCTTCGACAGCGTTCCGCTGACCCTGAAGCAACTGTCGGCCCGCAGCCAGCTTTCGCGGCGGCAACTGAAGCAATCGCTTCCGGGGCTGGACGTGCTGCTGAAGAACGACCTGCGCCGGTCCATCGGTATCGAACTGGACCGGGCGGCAATCTCGGGCGCGGGTAGCGCCACCGTGCCGCGCGGCATCCTGAATACCGTGGGCATCGGATCGGTGGCGATCGGTGCAAATGGCGGGGTCCCGCACTTCCCGTTCCTGACCCGGCTTATGGCCGAAGTGGAAGCCGAGAACGTGGCGGGCACGTCTTATGGCTGGCTGACCAACCATTTCGTGAAGGGCACCCTGCTTTCCACCCAGACGGCGGACGGCGCGCAACAGATGATTCTTCAGCGCAACGGCACCGACTGGACCATCGCGGGTTACAAGGCGGCCTTCAGCAACCTTGTGCCCGCCACCGGCACGAAGGGCACCGGCACCGATCTTTCCACCCTGATCTTCGGCAACTGGTCGGACCTGATGATCGGCCAATGGGGCGGCATCGACATTGTGGTCGATGACGTGACCGAAGCCGCCAAGGGCAACGTGCGGATCATCGCCCATTCGGAATGGGACATTGCCGTGCGGCACCCGCAATCCTTTGCGGCCATCACCGATGCCGTGACTGTCGCGGGCTGATCCTGCGGCACCTGCCCGCCCCACCTCGGGGCGGGCTTTCCCCAAATTCGGAAAGGGCCAGACATGGCAATCATTCACGGAAAGGACGGAGTGGTGAAGATCGGCACGGCCGATTTTGCCCACGTCCAAAGCTGGAATCTGGACGTGACGGCCGATGTGGCCGAAGCCTACAGCATGGGTGAAGAGTGGAAGGACGCCGGGGTTGGCGTCAAAGGCTGGTCGGGATCGCTGGAATGCTACTTTGACCCGGCCGACACAACGCAAAGCGGCCTCGATGTGGGTGACGTGGTGGCGCTGAACCTCTATCCCGGCGGCGATGCGACCGGCGCGCGCTACTTCAGCGGCAATGCGGTGGTGTCCGGGGTGCCCCTGTCGGGGGCCAAGGACGGGTGGGTGTCCGTCACCTTCAACTTCACCGGCAAGGGCGCGCTGGCCTCGGCCACCGCCCTGTGACGGCCGCCCCCCGGCCTCTCTGCCCCTTTCGGGATCGGGGCAAGGCGGGGCGAAAGGGGGGCGCAGAAGCCTTCACATGGGCGCGGGGATAAGCACTTCAGGGCGGCCGCCATGCGGCCGCTTTGTCATTTCCTGCCTCGGCCGTTCCGGCCGCAGGGCGCGGCCTTCAAGGGCCAGCATGGCACGGGCTTGCGCAAGCTGGCCGGTGGCCCAGCCAATGCCCTGCCGGGTCACGATATAGCGCCCCGGTGCCACCGGGCGAATGAAGCCCTGCCGCAGCGCCATGCCCAAGGCCATGTCGAGGCCGAAAGGGTCAAGCCCGGCCGCATGTGCCAAGGGCACCTCCGGGGCTTCCTGCACGGCCGCCACCGCGCACAGGAAGTCCAGAAGGTTCCGGTTGCGAAAGCCCCGCCGCTCACGCATCCAGCCGCCCTGCCACTTCGCGCTTCTCTGCCTCGGCCCCATGGCCGGGGATCACGCCGCCCCATGCCGTCAAGCGCCAGATGCGTTCGCGGTGGGTCCGGGCGGCCTGCGCTGGCATCACCTCGGCCCGCCCGAGGCGCAACAGGGTGACGGCCGTGCGCAGGCGCGACATGGCCCCGCCGTTGCGGGTGGTGGCCGGATCGGCGGCAAGCTGGACGAAGACCTGTTCCGGGTCTTCGATATTGACCGCGACTGTCAGCATTCCCCGCGCCGCGCATTCCTGAAGCCCTGCCCAGATGCCCGCCGGGGTCAGGTTGTATTCTTCCCCGGCCGAGGCAAGGTCGATCCACGCGGAAAGCTGTTGCAAGTCTTCGATACGTTCGCGGGCGCAAAGGCTGTCCATCGCGTCCGAGAAATCCACCGACAGGGCGAAAAGCCCGGCGGCCGTGTATTCGTTCAAGCTGATCTGCTTGCCGTCCGAACGGGCTAGGCGGGCCTGCATTGCCGTGTAAGCGCTGCGGTCAAACTGAAGCGTTTCCATGTGT